GCCACGAGGGCCGGAATGTCGGCCTCCGTGGCCGCTCGAATCACCGCCGCGCGTGTCTCGGTCAGCATCAATACAACCGGATCCCCAGCCGCGGCCCGAGGCCCGTCTGGGACAGGAACGCGAACAGGACCACGATCACGATCAGCACCAGCACGACCGTGCGGATCGGATCGCCCACCCCGAAGGCCGCCAGCAGCTGCTGCGCCGCCCAGATGAGCACGCACGCCACCAGGAGGAAGATCAGCAGGCCCAGGACCGACATCAGAAGGCTCCGACGCCCCAGATGCGCTGCACGAACTGGCGGAAATCATACGGCGCGGGCAACGCTGCCGACCCGGTCCAGATCGTCGTGAGCTGGTACAAGTCATTCCACGCGGTTTTCAAGTCCGTGACTTCGGTCTCGGTGTACCCCAAGGCCACCAAGTCCGCATCGGCGGTGCGGTCGAGGAAGCCTTTCATCGTGAGCACGTTGTTGAACGCGCGTTGAAACGACCGCCCGATGTCGCCCGCTTGCGCGTCGATCTCGGTTTTGCTGATCGGGAGTCCGACACTCATTTAGGTCACCTCGAAGGTTAGCTGGCTGACCAGGAAGGTGCTTCCAGCGGGCCACGGGCTGCCGTTCACGAGACTGACGCCAAGGCCGGTCGACAGGGCCGTCACATACGCCGGTCCGGTACTCCAGCTCGCGAGGGGCGCGTACGAGATTCCGCTCGCGACCGGGGTGAAGCCCCCGACCTGTCCGGGTCCGATCAGGAGTTGCGTATTGCCCGTCCCCCCGACGGTCGTCGGCGAGAGCACGAACGCATACGTAATCTCTCGGCCGCGCAGCCGATAACGAGTCGTGACACTCGCTGACGGCACGGTCCACGTCATCGACCCAGTGCCCGTGAAATCGCTGGCGCTAAAGACGGGCGCAATCCACGCGCCCTGCTCATGCCGCAGCAGCACCCAGAGGCTATTGATCCAGATCCATTCCGCCGACCCGTTGTACGCGATCGGCGTCGGGGCACTCTGCACCACGTTGTAAATCTTCGTGCCTGAGGTGTCATAGGCCACGGACACGACGCCGCCGGTGCCGAATTGCCCCACGATCACGCGGTCGCCGAGGTGGGGCGTCGTCGCCGTCCACGCCAGCGTGATGGGCGTGGTGGCGCCCGAGTTCAGGAAATGCACCGTGGCCGTGCTGCTCAGCGCGACGGTGCCCCCAGCCGTCACATCGAGATACTCCACCGCGCTCGTCGCGAGCGTCGTGCCGCTCATCGCCAGCCCGAGGCCCAGCGCGATTTCGCGATAGGCCGCCCCCGCGCCACTGGCCCCGCTCCCCAGGAGCACACTGCTGTTGGCCGCGGCGGCGCTCGTGAGGCCCGTGCTGCTCGCGAAGCTCACCAGCGTGCTGACGGTCGGCGTGCCGCTGATCGTCGCGGTGGGGGTCATCGCCCCCACGACCACGGGCGTCGGGCCGGGGTTCACGGGATCGGGGATCAGGATCTCAGCCACCGTCAATTCACCTTCCACGACAGCAGGGTCACCACCATCCCATACGTCGCATGCTCCACATCCACGCCGAACCCCACCTGGTCGGCCGTCAGAAAATCCGTGCGTCCAATCGTCGTGAAGACGAGCCAATCCTGCCCATTGCCCGAATAACTGCAGATCCGGCTGGTGCCATCGTCCGCAATACGCAGAAAGACCAGCGGACTATTCGCATAGGGCACCTGCGTCCCATAGACCGCCGAGAACGCCGTCGCGGTCGTGTATTTGATGGAGCTGAGCGACCACGTCCCGGCCACCACACCAGAATTGGCCTGCAACGACAGACAATGCTGCAGACCACTGCTGCTCTGACGGAAGCACAACCCAAATTGATGGTTGTTCACCAGCAACGGATCCGCGAGAAAGATCCCGGTAATCGTATAGGGCGTCGCCGGCGCGGTCCCCACCTGGAGCCGCCAGTTCACGCCCCCCGCGGCCGGGGCGCTGAGCACAATCCCGCCGTGACTGCTGGACACCGACGCGGTGCCTTGATTCACCCACGTCGTCGGCGCGGTCACGCGCGGATCGGTCAGCGGGAAGAGCGGCCCCCAGGGCTGCCAGACGGACCCCGAGTAGCGCGCGGCGCCGAAGCTGTTCGTGTAGAGGTCGGTATCCCCACTGGCCGGGGACACCGGTTCCGATCCGACCGCCGTCGCGCTGATGACATTCCCGCTGCCGCCCCCGCCACCCCCGGCCGTCTTCTGGACCCCGTAGCAGCGAATCGTGCCGGACGCCACCGTCCCGGTCGACATGCTGAACTGCACGCCGGTCAGCGCGGTGGTCGGGATATAGCGTCCACTGCCCGTGTACTGCCGCAGATTGCTCGCCGCCGACTCGCCGGACCCTAGGAAAATCAGCACCTTCGACGCGGTGCTGTTCGCGGGGTCATACACGCTCATCGTGCCGTTTAACCCGCCCTGCGCCGCTGTTCCCCCTAGGTTGTCGTACAGGTGAATCGAGGTCGTGCTCGCGCCACTGCCCGCCGCCCCCGAGGCCGTGCTCTGATCCGACGAGTAATCGGCGTACCGGTAATTACTGCCGGTGTCCCACGTCGGGCCGCCCCCCGTGCCCACGACGGCCAAGAAACTATCTCCGGCGACCGTCGGCACGATCCCCACAAACTCGAACACGTAGGTGTCGTAACTCGCGCTGATAAACGTCGTGAAATTCAGCGACGCGGACGCCGAGGCCGTGTGTTGCTCGAGCAGGACGAAGCTCCCACCCGCGCCGGTGGTGGTCACGGCGACGCTACTGACCGCCGTGATGCGCCCCTTGGCGTCGACGGTCACGACGGGGACGTGGGTCGCATCGCCGTAGGTGCCCGCGCTGGCCCCACTGGTCGCCAACGTCGCGGCTTGCGAGCCGGAGCCCGGGCCGGCGGTGACGTCGCCCGTCAATTGCGTCATGCCGGCGGCGGCGAGCGCGACATTCGACGCCGCGGTCACGCGGCCCTTCGCGTCCACCGCGACTTGCGGGACGTGGGTACTATCGCCGTAGGTGCCCGCCGTGACGCCTGACGCCGCAAGGGTGGTCGTCAAGGCACCGGCCGTCGTCACATCACCAGACAGGTTCCCATTCGTGATGGAGGTGCCACTCGCAAACTCGGTGAGATTGCCGGCGGCGGGTGTGCCCGTGATGATCGCCGCACCCGGCGTCCCCGTCGACACCCACGCGGACCCGTTCCATGCAAATTCCTGCTGCAGCGTCGTGTCGAACCAGACGTAGCCAGGCGCCGGCCCGCTCGCAGGCGTCGGCGGCGACGGCACAAACGCGGTGCGTTGTGCGGTCGTCCCGCTCGCGAGAAATCGGTTCAGCGTGGAGTCAGCCATTATGGATACGCCACCAGCACCAACACGCCTGCCCCGTCCGTGACGAACGTCGGCGGCTCACTCCCCGTCACCGCCGGAATCCACGACCCGCCCCCGCCCGCGCCGCTGATCGGCACGCTCACCGCCGCGGTGATGCGCCCGTAGGCATCGACGGTGACTTGCGCGACGTGCGTCGAATCCCCGTAGGTGCCGGGGACCACGCCAGAGGGCAGGAGCGCCTGCCCGACGAGCTGCGTGAACTCGGTGAACCAGCGATACCACGGCACCGTGGCGCGGCCGGTCTGATCGACCACCGGCTCGGCGTGCGACGGGGCGGGCGTGAGCGTCGCCATCAGCTCGTCCCCGAGTCGAGATCGACCAGGGCCTGCACCAGTTGCCAATTGGCCGCGTCGGTCATCGTCACTTCGATCACCGGATTCCGTGCGCGTCCCAGTCGATGCACATAGGCCCGGGTGCTGAACGCCCCCATCTGGCCAACGGTCAGATCGATCTCGTTGCCCCAGGTCAGCCCGCCATCTGGCGAGAGGCGCACCATCAGCACCGGGTTCGAGCCCGTCGCATCGCCAATGCCCGTCTGGAGGATAAATTCGAGTCGCGAGATGAATTTCCAGCGGTTCGCCTCGTCCCACGGCAACGCGAAGCGTTTGAGACGCCGCGTTTTGTAGGTGGTCGGCGGCGGCGGAGGCGCCGACGGGGCCCCGAACGCGAAATACAGCACCTGTCGCGCGGTGCCGTCGGTCTTCGTCCACGCGCCGACGAATTGGCCGTCGAGCAGTGCCGTGCCGGTCAGCGTGCCGACTTCAGTAATGGTCGCGGAGGTCGGCCCGTTGTTCACCGCGATGTGGAGCGCATCCGCCGCGCCCCAGTTCGCGCCGCCACCCGTGGACCCGCTCTCGGTCGCCGTATGCAGACACCCGTGCCAGTAGGCCCAACTGCGCCCCATGCCGCTGTACGCGCCAACCGCCCACGATTCATCCAGCGCAATCGTGCCGCCCGCCGTGCTCGTCGCGCCGATGCTCCCGAAGAGGATGCCGGCCGGAAACATCCCCGGAATCGACAGGGTCTGCGATCCGTCGCTGGCAGGCTGCGTGAATGTGCCGGTCAGGCTCGTCACCCCGCCCAGCAGCAGCCCCGCTGCGCCCGGACCCGTCCCGGCAGGCTGACCCGAGGGCACCTTGCCGGTGAAGCCGTCGGCATTCCAAGACGTGATCGCGAAGACGTCCACGGCTTGGGGCACCGTGTTGTGATTCGACAGATTCACCACACCGGGATGGAGCGCGCGATAGGCACTCGCGGGCATGTGGGTGTCCAGCACGCCCGCGCACATCGCGACTTGATTGAACGCGGTGTCACAAAAGCCGATGCTCAAGGCGTCCCCCGTCGAATCGTTATAGGCGCCGTTCGCCGTCACATGGTGCACGAAGATGCCACCCGCCGGCTGAAAGCCGACGCCCGTGATGGTGAAGGTGGTGCCATCATCGGCCGTGCCAGGAATCCCGTGGCCGTAGAAGACGACTTTGGCCTTCAGCGTATCGCCCCCCAGCGCGACGAACCCGAACGTGAACCCGCCGTCCAGGTTCTGATCCAAGGTGTAGGTGAAGGCCCCGGAGGCGAAGCCGGACACGTACCCTTGGGTCCGAAATCCTGCCGAGAAAATCGACTGCGCGGTCATGATCGAATGCGTCATGCTCTGACAGACCCCCCGCCAGGGTTGCCCGACAAACCAGCGCGACTCGATGCACGACCCGGCGTGGGTGACACTGTCATCGACCCCGAAGTTGTCCCATTCCTCCTGATTGAGCGTGCCCGAGAACTTTCCCGCCGTCGTCCCGAAGATGATGATGGCTTTCGGCGTGAAGGCCGCGCCGTTGCGATCCACGATCCCCGTCACCGTCTGCGCCCCAAGGGTACCGCCCGCCGGCAAGACAAACGTCCCGACAGACGCCTGCACCGCCACTACACCAGACTCCCGGTAATCGTGTCGTCGAGAATCGACGTGTCGCAGCGATAGATCGTCCCATCGAGCCGCGAGCCGACCAGATGTTGCTGGAACACGAACAGATGGTGCTGCGCGACATGGGGATAGAACCGCGACGTGACGGGATCCCAGATCGCCCATTCGTGCCACAGGTCCATCGTGACGTCGTAGACCCACGTCGTCGGCAGGTCCGGCGCCAGCAGGTGATAGAAGATATGGCCGCCCAGCTGCATCACGAAGCCGATCACCTGATTGGGTACCGTGGTCTGCTGCAGCCACGACTCCACCGCAAACGTCGACACGCGTTGCGGTGTATACCCGTTGCTGCGCCAGACGATGCACAGCCCGTCGTCATTGCGGCCCATCCACATCAGCGCGTTGTCGACCCGCTGCGCGGTCCAGCCGGTCGGCTGCGCGCCGTGTTCGATGAGGACCCCGGTCTGCGGCACCCACGGGTTGTTGCCGCCGGCGACGTTCATCACCCACACTTCACTCGTGCGCAGCCCCAGGACCCAGAGCTCGGTATGGCTGCGGATGATCGTCGCGATATCGTCCGAGGCATAGGACCGCTCGAAGACATCGAGCGCATCCCAGGTCAGGCCGTTCTCGAGCGCCGAGAACTGGACTTTGCGCGACGCCGCTTCGAGCGCCAGAAAGTAGCCCCCGACAAATTCCCCGGCGCTGCTGATCGGGAAATCGGGGTCGGTAATGTGGGTCAGCGTGTTCGCATTCGTGTCGAAGATATAGCCGCTGCCCCCGGAGACAATGAACACCTGATGCCCCGCCGACCCGTTCCCGCACAGCGTCGCCTGATAGGCGTCCGTCGTCACCACGCCGGTATTGATGATGGTCATCGTGGGCGTCAGCTCGCCGAACTGCCCGCCGCCGACAATGAAACACCGCTCGTTCCCGGCGGCCTGGTCCCCGGTCGCGAACATCCCGCGAATCGGCCCCGCGGGCCACGTCGCCACGGGCGTGACGCACGGCGTGCGCCGCGGATAGCGCGGCGACCGCGCGGTCCCCGGCTGCGCGGCCTGATGATAGAAATTGACGGTGCGGGAGACGCTCTGCGCGACCGAGTCGCCGGTGTTACTCGGGTCCAGAAAAGCCGGCACCGGCATCCGCGGCATCGCGTTACGCGCCGATCAGGAGCAGGTCAATGGTCCCGCCGCCGGTGATCGCGCCCGTGATCGTCGCGCGCAGAAAGGCGTAGGCGCCGACCGGCAGCGGCACTTGCTGGGTCGCGCCCCCGGTCACCCCGGTGGGCGTCAGCGTCACGGTCACCGCGCCCCACGTCCCGCCGTAGGTCGCCGTGGGCGCCGTCGTCACCGTCACGGTGCCCGCCGAGATCGTGCCGGTGCCGGTCAGATAGACGCTGAGATTGGGATAGCCGCGCACATCGACGGCGGGGCTGCTTTGCGTGCCCGTCGCCCCGCTCAAGAGCGGCACGTTGAGAGAGCCGAGAACCATCGGGTCGCTCCTAGCGACGGCTGATGCTGCCGTCGAGCCAATTGAAATCGGCGCGGGTGCCGCTGCGGTGCGACGCCTGCATCCCGCTGTCGCGCGTCTGCAGCCGCGGGGGCACGTCGTTGTTCTCGAAGATGACCATCCGCGCGAAGGACGCATCCCGCAGCAGCATCGGATCGGGGGGCTTGCCGAAGGGCCGCTGTGCCCGTTCGGCCAGCGTGAGGGTCAGCGCATCCTGATACCCCGGCGGGAAATCGAACGCGTCCGAGAGCGCGACCGTGTCATCGAGCACCACGCGCGTCTGGAGCTGCACGCTGTAGGCGGCGGTCGGCACCGGCCAGAAGAACAGCTTCCCGTTCGGCCATTCCGGCTGGTAGTAGAGATCCGTTGGATACGTCGACGTCAGCGTCGGCGTCGACTGCCCGCCCCACCACTGCGCATCGCGGATCGTGATCGGGATGTTCACGGGCGGCACCGAGGGCGTCAGCACCAGACTCGCGCCGACGATCGAGACGGGCCGCGGCGTCACGACAAATTGCCCCGTCGGCCCGATCAAGGTGGGCGAGAGATTCGGCACCAGCGTGTATTGCGTGAACGCCGTGGCATAGACCGCGCGCCGGTCGGCGTTCCAGCCGTTCAGGATCCGGCAGAGGAGCCGGAGGAACGTGTCGCCATCGGCGCCGCTGAGCACCTCGCCTTGCCCGAGGACCCCGATTTCCTGCGCGGCGTCGGTACAGAGGGTCAGGATGGTCAGCGGCATCTGATCACTTCTTCGTCACCGGTTTGGCGGGTTCGTGCACGTCGGCGTGCGGGGGCGGCGCCGCGTCGTGCGGGTGCCGGGCTGGGAGCGGAGACACCCCGTCCCACTCCCGCGGCTCCGCGACCGGCCAGTCCTTCTCGGGCTGGAGCGCCCAGCCCTCTTTGATCGCCGCGTCGCGCTCCTCGTCCGTCTTCACGAGGCGATAGAGGCCGCCGGGCCAGTGGACGTAGCGCGGCACGGCCGGCGGGGGCGTGTCGTGGGCCGTCATGCGACTGCCGCCGCGGTGGAGCCGAGCCCATAGACGATGTAACTGTCGCTCGGGTCGCCATTCTTGAGCACGCCCGTGACGATGATCGTGAGTTCCAGGCCCGACAGCGTCGCGACCGTCAGCACGGTGCTCTTGCTATTGCTGCCCGTGGCCGCCGTGCCCCCCGCGCCCGCCGCGATGGTCAGCGTCGACACGCCCGTATTGACGAACTTCATGTCAAACGCCGCCCCCTGCGCGCACGACGGAATGGCCGCGTTCAGCAGCGCCGCGGTCGGCAGATTGAGCGTCTGCGCATTGACCGTATTGCAGACGAACAAGGCACTCAGACACTGGGCCGGGGTCGCCGTGAGCGGCCCCCCGCCCGTCGTCAGTGTGAGATTGGTGGGCGTGCGCGTCGGAATGGGCACGGTGCCCATGCGCGGCTCACCCAGGAGCGGAGAAAAGCCCGACCCGAAGGGCGGGGTTCCAACAATAGGCATCGCTGATCTCTCCTCAGGCGCAGCAGACCGCGACCGCGCAGTTATCCGAATACAAGCTGCCGAAGCCCATCAAGACGTCGAAGCGATGAATCATCTTCGACTGGACCGGATCCCACGCCTTCACGAACCGGACGCTGATGCCCGTATCGGGATCGCGCTGCTGGCTGGACATCTCGACCGCCTTCGGCACTTCGAGCTTCACGCCCACGAGCGCAAACGCGTCGGGATGGATCGCGAGGCCGATCTTGCCGCTCTTCCCGTTCGGGCTCGCCGTGCCGGGGAACAAGGTGAGGGTTGCGCCCGCGGTCGGGAGCGCCGAGACGTTCTGATAGGGACTGCCGGGGCCGTAGATCGCCGGACTCACCGTCAGCGTCGCGGTCGTGCCCACCGCGGTGACTGGCGCCGTGACCGTGAAGGTCTTCGTCGTCGCGGTGGTGGTCGTGCGGCGCGTCATCGGGTTCGTGGCGAAGACCGCCGAGATCCCGAATTTGTCGCCCTGGTTGAATGTGTCCCCGTTGGTGCAGGTCACGTTCAACACGCTGTCGCCGTTGTTCGACGTGCTCGTCACCGTGACCGCGCCCGCCCACGTCCCGGCGGTATGCGTGTACAGCGACATCGACTCGTACCACTTGAACCCGTTCAGCACCCCGAGCGAGCCTTCCTTGAAGAGCGTGCTGATCTCATCGTCCGGGTTGTAGAGGGTCTGCAGCGACGGGGCAATCGCCGTGTTGACTTGCGGGGGGATGATCATCCCCTTCTTCGCACTCGGCGGACAGGCCAGTTCGATCAGCCGCTGCCGCGCCTGCATCACGAAGGTGTTGTTGGTCGGGTCGGTCCCGAGAATGCCCACGATGTTGTTCGCGTTCTGGTACGCGTACTTCGTGAACCGGCTGTCGATTTCCTGCGCGAGATACGACATGCACGGGTCGAGGACCTGCTCGCGCAGCTGCGCATCCGGGCGGGTCACTTCGAGCGCCTTCGTGACGTCATCCCATTCGAGGTCGGTGCCGAAGACCTGATCCACCGTGACGGTGGTGTAGATGCGCTGGACGGCTTGCGGGTTGTACCCGAGGCCGGTGCGAATCACCGGTTGGAAGGGCCGCGGGACGCGCACCGTCTCGCCGACGGCAAACTCCCGATCGAAATTGTCGTTGTAGTCGGTGTTCCCAAACTGGGCCACCGCGAGCTTGTTGGTCAACAACCGGAGACCTTCTTCGGTCAGCCAGTCGACCACACTCCACTGGTTCGCCATGTCAAGTTACCCGCGGCGTCGTGCGGCAATGTCGCGGGCATTCGCGGCATCCCGATAGCGCCGCCAATCGCCACTCGCCCGCGCCGCCTCGATCTCGTCGGCGGGCATCGACGCCCGCGATCCGATCTCCGGCGGCGGCGGCGGGGCTTTGGTGACGGACGAAGGCGGGCGTGAGGTCCCTGCGGGGCCGCTGATCTGTGTCCAGAGTTCCCCCAGCTTGACCAGCGCGGAGGCGGGCGGCATCGCCACCAGCTGCCGCGTGACGTCCAGGTGATCCGCGAGATACAGCGCGAGCCGCGCGTTGCGGGATTCGCTGATCGCGTGGAAAATGGCGGTGTTCGCCGGGGTATTGGGCAGATCCTTGAAGTGTTCGATCTGCTCGGCGTAGTCGGGCCGCTCGGCCCGGACCGCGTCGACATTGGTCGACCACTCCTGCACAAACTGACGCGACGACGCCTCCCGGGCCTGCTGCCCCTGATGCTCCGCGAGCACATACTTCGCGGTGTAGACCCCGTACTGGCCGTAGGTGGCCGCCGGGAACGTCGCGAAGAATTGCTCTTCACTGAGCATGGGACGGCTGGCATCCGGCGCCCGAAGGGTCGATCCGAGATCCGGCGCGGCTGCGGGCGACGACGCCGCAACAGGTACGTCTGGGACCGCCACCGGCCTCTGCGCCAACTCTTCGCGCAGCGCCGCACGCAGCTTCAATTTGTCTTGCAGCCCCACAATCTCCGCATCGAGTTCCGCGGAGCGGGCTTTCACGCCTTTGCCTTTGACCGGGGCCGAACCGGTCGGTTTCGACGCGTCCGTTGACGCGGGCTGCACCGCAGCCGGGGCGGGGGACGAGTCCGCAGCGTCGTCCGGGGTCGGGTCGCCGGGTTTCAGGCCCGTGAGGCGCCACTGTGCACGTTCCGCGCTCGTCATGGTGGCGAGCGTGGGCGGGGCGTCGGGCGCGTCGGGGGCCGCGGACGGGGCGGCAGGTTGGTCGTCGGTCGTGCTCAGAAACCCCTCCGTAAACGCAAAAAGGCCGTTGATCCCCGGAAGGGCACCAACGGCCTATGCCATGAACCGCACAGACCAGCTGCGCGGGATGGACTTCAGGCGCTATGTAGTTACGAGTCGGACGGTCGCGTCGTGCTCAAGGATCGAAGGGCGTCGCGGCGTTTGTCAAGGACTATTCGGGTCGGGGGCGCCGGGAGTTCCACGGTGGTCGGCACGCCTTGCCCGAAGTGAATCGTGAGCGAGCCGGTAAACTGCTCGGTATAGAGCCGCTGCAGCAGCGCCGGGAAGGTCTCGGAGATCATGCGCTGACCTTCGCCACGGTCGCCCGCTCGGCCTCCGTCATCCGGTCCAGCACAGTCGCCCACGGCACATGGATCCGCTCGGCGAGGCCCATCGCTTTGCGCACCCGCTCCGCCGTCAGCGGCTTGGTCGTCTCGCGCAGTAACGCGCGGAGCAGATAGTCGACCGTGACCGGCCCGCTCAGGCCCATCGCCGCCTCACCGGCTGTGCTCCTCGACCCGTCGGCCCACCTGCGGCCGCCGCTGGCCGGTGCCCAGCCATGCCCGCAACGCCGCCGCGCACGCCGCGCAGAGGTCCAGGGGCAGTTGCACGACCCCGGTGTCGTCCTCGTCGCCATCGGGCGACAGCCGGCTCCAGAGCCGCGTGGCCTGGCGGGCCGGCACCGCCTGCCAGCACCGATCGCACACATACTCCTGCCCCATTTACTGCACCGTGTCCGAGCTCGGCTCGGTCAGCAGGAAGTCCGCCAGCGCCTCCTGCTCGGCCTCCGGCAACGTCTCATACCGCTCGGCCATCGTCAGCAGCCACGCGCGATCGGCCGTCGTCAGCTCCGCGCCCAGCTCCGCGCAGATCAGGGTGAGCACCGCGGAGAGTTCCGTGCGCCGCGCGTCCGTCATCTACAGCCCCGATCCGTTGGTCCCGCTGTCCGGCGACGGTGTCATCGATGGTGCTGGCGGCGGCGGCTGCAACGCGGCCGCCTGCTGCGCCTGCTGCAACGCGTGCGCATGCTCGAGCCGCGCCATCCCGATCTCATGCAGCTGATCCGCCGTCTGCGTCCGCGCCTCGTGCAGATGCTGCACCGCCGTCACGAGCGGCGCCATGTGCAGGTCCAGCTTGTGCGCCAGCCGCGACTCCATCGCATCGACGTAACTGCGGAAGTTCTCGGCGTCCACTTTCACCTGACTGGCCGCCATCGTCGCATTGGCCTGAATCTCGGCCCGCTGAATGGCCGTCTGCTGCTCGAGTTGCGTCCGCGCGTCGTCGTGCTGCTCCTGCAGCGCAATCTGCTGCAGCTTGATCTGCCCTTCGGCCTGCGTCTGCGCCGACTTGGTCGCCATCGCCTGCTGGAGCTGCTGGTTCTGCTGCTGGAGCTGCTGAATCATCGCCTGCACTTGCGGCGGCAAGCCCGGCTG